GTGTGTTTGCCCCTGCAAATGAAGCAGTCGGTTAGACATACTCCCACACCTGGTGCCAAGACACCTTAACCCCTTTAGTCTAGGTTATCTTCTCCTTTTCCAAGGAAAAAGATCCTCTGGATCTTCGGTACGACCGAAGCAAACCAGTTCAACTAAGCTTGGTACCCTTCGTTTTAATGAGATCTGTCGCCTCAAGGGTGTGAGACTCCAGTCTTGCAGTAGCCCTTCCTTTGAAAGGAAGGACTGCCCTAGACCCTTGTAAGGGCAAGCACCGTCCATACGAGTTTTAACTACCGTGGGGAAGTAGGCTTTCTGGGCCGAACCTCTGACAATTTTCGAAAGATCGAACTTGCCAAGACACGGAGACTCATATGAGACGTATGGGAGAGTTCCTAAGCGAGCCTCAAGCTGCTTATAGTAATAAGCAGCAGTAGCCGTAAGGCCACTGAGGACTAACTCGCGACAGTGGCGGTCTAGTTGGTTAAAACCTTCTGCCGTGACAATCGGGAAACTCCCATTCCGATATTGCTTGACCGGATCAAGACCCTCACCCGACAATCGAAAACGGGTAGGGGCGACTTCGACACCGTGGTAATAGTCTCCACCGCAGCTTTCCCGGAAGTATCCATCAACGTAAGTTTTGTCGTCATTGACCAAAAGGCCAATGGCGAGAAGCCACCGTTTAACGGTTGGCCATACAGTACGCGGGACTTCCAGGTCATCACCATAAACGTTGACGGCTTCCATGGCTTCGTTAAGGCCATAGCGTTCGTCTTCGATTAGGGCAACTACTGAGGTGGTATAAACCATAAGTGCTAGGAAGGGAAAACAAATCCCCGAGCCCATGTTTGCCAACTTATTGAGTCGCAAAACGCGACCTGATGGAAGGCGTACATGAGTAGACCGTAGAGTTATTGCATACCGCAAAGCGGGGCAGTCCCTTGAAACGTGTCTAACAACTGCTAACCAGATGCGATCACTCGCCTCTTTAAGGTCAGCAGTGACTTTTTCCCGAGTCTTTGAAGACTCACGAGCAATATCCCTGTTTACCGTTTGATCGGTAAAATTCATTCGACCTTTCGTATCATATTCCATGGCACTACTGATCGCTTTTCCAGCGCTCATTTGCGCTCGAAGTAGCAACAGTGGCTCTTTGGAAATAACCCTGGGCCCTCGACTGTCCTTCGGGACAAATCGGAGATCAGAAACGGGAAGGTCTTGCCGCAAATTAATGCGTTCTGGACTTGAGGGATAACCCTTAAAGTACCCAGAGTAGGGACGTTGCGCCTCCAAACATGTTCCAATTTGCTCTCCTGGGAGCTTCTTATATTCCCAGATTGTGTAGCCGGTTCGCTTAGTGATAAGCTCCGAAGATGCGAAAGCACCAGGGCCATCATGTGGGCGGACCAAGCTAAAGAGAGAACTAGGAACAAGAGAATGAAGACTAGGAAAGATAGAGTAGAGTCCTTTTCGGATCCTCTCGACTTTCCCCCAGTCGATTCTTTCTCTTGAGTATTCCGCATCTGTGGCAACATACTTATTTTCAGATATGCTAAGGGTCGAATCTTCGAAACCGAAGCACGTCTTGTAAAAGTATTCACAGAACTGCCTAATTCGGTACAATGCATCAGCATCACCGATGACCGCTTTAATGAACAAACCTCTGCAAAACAGGGGAAAGTTCCTCTTCACGGCGAAATGGGTTAAACCCATACTAGGAGCGTTGAGCCACTGTTGTTTTTCACAACATTGCAAGACGTACTTAGAGTAAGCTGGAAGAGTCTTAGTGACGAAGCTTGGACCTTCTAAATGAAGACGCCGTAAGGCGTAAGCTAAGTCACAGGGGTCAATGAGGAGATCACGTGCCAACTTTGTTAACACGGCTCTCATGTTTATCACCAGGCGTTTACGCCTTTTGATAGACATATGGGAAGACTGCATATATCCTCGCTCCTTTAGGTTAAAGGTAAGCGAGACACATGTTAGGATTCTCCCAAAGCCAATCGGGTAAGAAAGGAGTCTGAAGCAAGGGTTGCTATGTCCCCGATAGCGAGGTCGACTTCGGCCATCGTAAACCCGTCTGGTACATTCATTTGTACGTTGACGGTCATACGACGTCGAATAACCTCATCGGAAACAGTAACATCTTTCTCCAAGACTCGGGTAACAGAAAAGGTAGTTGGCGCTTTCGCGTTAGCCCTTTTCCCTGGAGCAAGTTTTATCGCGTTTGTCGGTTGTCCGAACAAGACAGTCGATTTAACGTATTCTCCAGGACCCGCACCGTTATAGGTGTCTGCCCCAATTAGCAAAGTTCCAAAAGCCATACCGTTCACTCCATAGGGACACCACATCCCTCGAAAGTTTATCTTTTGTTGCGTGTGGATAGTCCAAGGTAACCAAGGTTAAAGAGCTCCTTGAGATCTGGAGTTTTAAATTCCGGATCAACTGGGGCTCTTGACCCTAGTACAATAGTACCGGGTCGGCGGTCGTAAAATTTGTACGTACCACCATAGCCGCTGTGAGAGCGTCCAAGCCCTCGCAATTTAACAGTTGCCTTGACGGAGTGACCACCTGTCACAATAAACTGGGGATTGAACCATCCTCTAGGATGCGCAGTTTCTAAAAGGTCTCCAATAGGGACCAGATAGTCAAGCGCAAACGAAAGGGGTATAACATCCCAAGCAGTTTTGAGATCAGGATGGATTCCGAGCTCATCGAGCATTATTAAAATGGCATCGAGAGCGTTGTTCGGGACAGCCAGTTCGCCAGTAACGTAACCGTTATAATTAATGGTTCCGCTAACTTCGAACTGAAATACCCCGTCATTAAAGGAGTCCGTGTACTGAACCCTGCGAGATATTTTCTTGCCTATGAACTCGGAATAAGAGTCCACAATGCCAGAATTAATATCTTTAAGGGTTGCAACTAGGGACTTAACATCAGACATGAAGGGAAGAACCCCCCATGTGACGGAACCGTAAGAAATCTGTTTAAGGAATTTCTTACTGAACATCTCCATCGTGCTGTCCCAATCCATAAGGAAAGGAATTAGCTCGAAGTTGTTGTTATCCTGAAAATCGAGGTTAATGTAGGCCTTCTTTATGGCATTGCTATAAAGAGGTCCACGGGCACCTTCGAGATGATGAAGAAAGCTACAGTTGTATGTATCTCTCCCGTACAGGACACTGCCAGGCTCGAGCATCTTGTAATCAAGACACGGATTAAAGGCGGTATAATAACCACCAATTCTCCTGGAGTTTTCAGAATAGATAACTTGCTCGAACGTATCGTTATACGGCACGCGTCCCCAAGTAGGGGATACAACGTGGCCATAATGGCGACGGCGTTTGGATGGCATGATGTGATACCTCAGAGACTGGACCAGGAGGT